ACTTTTTAGTTCTGATTCTTCTATATTAGATTTAGAACAGTAATCAATACAAACATCTATTTCTGGTTCCTGCCTATATCCAACGATACTATCTAATATCTGATATATTTCTTTAAGGTGTTTTTCAGAAGTTATAGTACAAAATAATTCAGATGAACTATTAGTTATAATATCTGAATAGCTTTGAATTGGAATTAATCTATCGATCTTCATGTACTTCATAATTAAATAAACTCCTTAAAGAAGAAAGAATTACCGCCGCTTCAATACACTCTGTTGTATCTTGTTTTGGAGTAACCATTAAATCTGAACTATCATCGTATAATATTTCAATTGTAAATAAATCATCTGCTTGAAGTGTAGATCCACTTATTTTAAGAAGATCATTAATAAGCTCTTTAACTGTGTTAATAGCAGTCTCCTTTACACGAATAAATACCTCTGTACTGCTATTTGTAACTATATCAGTAATACTTTGTATATTAATTATATTCATATCCACTTGTTACAAAATATCCTCCATTCGGAAAATGCTCAGAAAGCAATTGTTCAATTAGTGCACATATATTTTCAGTAAGTTCTTCATTTTCTCCATATTCCACCTCAAATGTAATTGAATATGTTTTAATAATACACGACCTATGATATTTAACTTTAAATGGAAGAAAAGAATTTAAATAATCTTCAATATTTTGAATTATCGTCTCAAAATCACTTTCTATAGAGCAAAACACAGTAGTTGATGAATTAGTAATTACATCAACATAAGACTGAATATTAATGCCAACTTTCATAATATATATTCGGATATAAAGAATCTTTTATAGATTGCCATGTATCATAATCCATATGATCCCCTAAAACTACAAAAGAACAATTTTTATACTTATCTAAATCATTGTTTTTAATTGCTTCTCGTAGCGCGTTTCGATAGTCATCTATATCAAACCCGTCACATATTGTTTTAGGTGGATTTTTAAGATATTTTCTTATTTCAGGTAAGAGTATTTCTTTTCGTTCAAGATACCACTGAAGGTCTCCTATATTTTCTACATATAAAAAATCTTCAAATGCACTGCTATATCTATCTCCTTTAACTACAAATAATTCACTACTACTATTAGTAATAATATCCGAGAAAGATTGAGTTTTTAAAATAATTATTTTCATTTTAACCTAGATGATAACGTTTACCAAGTCGTTCAAATTTTTCTTGATATTCCCATGTAGGATTATCGTCTTTAGAATACATTGCAAAGGTAGTATCAGGGATCATTGCTCGAATTGTTCTTAAACCTTCAGGCAGATATTTAAGACTAAGTTTATTTATATTAGGATCCCAATTTTCGTAATCTTCATAAACAAATTTTGGTTTTAATCCAAAATGTTTAGCAACTCCTGTACGTTTTGTATTTTCCTTAGTAATAGGAATATTTCTAATTTCATAATCAAAATCTGACCCACCATATACCCATTCTAAATATGTAACTAATTCATCATCACGCATTCTATTAACCTGTATTGGTTCATTATATTCCAGGTTCCAACAAGGATGAATTAAAGAAAGAATTAATACTAAATCTTCAAGCTCTCTATTTTTAAATACAAATAATTCGCTAGAACTATTTGTAATAATATCAGTTATAGATTGAATATTAAATTCAAATAAAATTTTAGTATTCATATTCTCCGAAACTAAATAAATCCGACAAATTTTCAATTTGCTGTTTTAATGCATCTGTATTAGGTATAGTAGTTTCAATTGTATAACGAGTAAAAATTAAACCGTACTGTACAGTATCATTATATATTTTAGCCATTTCTAAAAGACTACTACCTACATTTGAGAGCGTATTTTCAAGTAGATTCCATTTGCCTAAACTAGCATATTCTAGAAAAGTATTAGAATCAATACCAGAATTTTCATAGACAATTTCAGCTAGAGTTTCTATCTGGCCACTAGACAAATCACTTAATGAATCATAATCAACTATTTCTTTAACAATAATCGATGAATTATTTATACCATAAACTTTTAAAATAGTATCAATAAGTAATTGTAGATCACTAGTTGAA